AAGGAGTTTTGGGGAAGGCTCTTCTAATTCCCTTTTCAGTGACGTTATCTGGATCATATAGCTATTAATGGCCTTTCTTCCGGCATCTGATATCCTTATACGATTAAGCTCAACCTGGTACAGCTGTCTTGCGTGTTCTGTATTAATACCCATAGCAACGCCAATCTCGTTATAAGCAGTCACTGCCCCAGGAGCTATTCTGGCAATGTCTTCAATCAATCCATTTAGTCTTTTTTGTTCATCTGCGGATAAAGTTTGCTTTTCCTCTAAATCCTCATACTCCTTGATGTATTTATCTAAATCAACCCCTTTAGCTTCAAATGCTCTGAGCTTACTCATGTAACCTTCAAAAGCATTAACGTACCCGCTCATTAGATTATTAATTGCCCCGACAGTGCCACTAACTGAAACTAAGAGTTGATCCCCGAACACTTTCAACTTAGCCATGACGTTATTTTTTAATATCTTGATCTGGTTATCGGCAGTAGCTACCATAATGGCAAATGCGGTTTCAGTTGCGCCTAAGGAGTTATCTATTTCCTTTAGCACGTCAGCAAATTTACCACCCTCATCTGTAGCCACAGCGAGGAATCCAGCCAACCCCTGAACCTCTGGAAATAGCTTGCGAATAACTTCAATATTACCTTCTGTTTTTTCCCAAAGGTCAGCCATAAATCCAGCGAATTTTTTAGTCCGTAATCCAGTTATGCTAAAATCAATACCTAAATCTTCAACTATCTTTTGTGCATCCTGCATCGGACCCTTAATTACGGCATTAAGAATACCTTTTATTCCTACAATCATCTGTTCCGGCTTCATGGTTTTTGTGCCTTTCGCCACAATTGCCATCAAATCATTGAATTCAAGCCCTGCCTGGGCGGCTAATCCAGTTATAGAAGATAGGGAGCTTCCTAATTGGGTCATGTTAATCTTACCTAATTTCACTACCGTAAATAGCTTATCAGAGATTTCCATTGCCGTTCCGGCAGATTCACCGTAGGCATTCATTATTGATGTTAGGGTATCGGCAGCAGTGAACGTATCAGTAACACCAGCAACAGCTAACTTGCTTGAAACTTCCAGTAGCTCCATACCTCTTGCACCGTCATATCCAGCAGATACGATCTGATAGTAAGCTTTTGCAAGTTGGGTTGCCAATTCTGGTACTCGTTTTGAAAGGCTTACTATTTGCTCTGAAATTCCCTCATAATCAAGTTGAACTGCCTGGGATATTGTCTGAACTTCTTTCATGGCGGTTTGAAAGTCTTTAGAGAATTCAAATGCCTTTTTGCTGATCTTAGCAAAGGCTATTCCAGCAGATACAGCAAGGGCAGCGAAAACGTCAGCCTTACCAACGCTTTTGGCTAATCCGGCTATAATGCCACTTGCTTCTTTTTTGCCTTTCTTTAGCCCTTTATTATCTATTCCTGTCTTCCAGAACAAAGACTTTGAACCGCTTACATTGAGTGCCATATTTATCCCTTAAAAACATTTTCCATTTTAGACATATTCATATCAACCGCATCATTACCACTTTCCGGCAAATCTGGCTTCTCAATTGAGAATATTACCATCTGTATATTTAGCCAGGATATTTCCCACAATATATAATTCCAATCAAAAATATGGAAGTGATGCGAAAAACTACCAATTACTCTCCACAAGTTTCTTTTTTGGAATCTCTCGGTTCTTCCTGATCCTTCACTATCTCCATTCCCCGAATCGATCCCATACATGCCAAAAAATGCTCAATCTCCATTTGCTTTATTACGGCATTGGAAAGAACCAATATCTCACCTGAATCAAGATTACCTTCAATATATTCTGCTAAATTCTTTAGGTGTTTATACTGAAAATACCGGATAATCTTATTGTTTGAAAATCTCTTATTCCATAATGCCAGTGAAATCACTTTTGATAGCAATGCGGAATTACCAATAATTCCTTTGATTACTGAATCGAAATCAAGACCTTTATCTGCTGGTTTGAACTCTTCAAATTGTATCAATTCCTTGGCAATTAGAAGAAGTGTTCCAAGACAAAGCGGATAGATCATAAACCTCTTTTCTTTTTTCTTCCAGAACACTTTCCGATTAGATGTAACAACAAAGTCTATTGGTTCTTGTAATATACTTCCTGAAATACTATTCATTTTATTTAAATCCCCTTTATGAGATATAGCACCCTCCCGAAATGAGGGTGCTAATATGTGCTAATCATCGGTTTAAGCTGCTGGAACTTCTTGAGTATATGTGTATGGAGCTAATGCAACTCCACTGGCATTTGTCGGAGTAGCTACTTCACAAGTAACTTCCAGCACTCCAGATTCAGAGTCAGTAAACGGGGCTGTCATTTTTGCGAAAATCAAGGCTTTGGGAATTTCGATCTTCGCTCTGCTTCCATCTACGTATTTGCCGATTATCTCGACCGATTGCCAAATTTTTGTGTTACTGTTTACGGGGGCAGTATAAACTTCGTCCGTTACTGACCCGCCTAAAATCCTAACCAGAGTATCAACATTCATATCTCTGGTTGAGAATTTAAATGTTTTCATCCCTCCGTGGGAAATAGACACAATATCCGGTTCATCTGTACCTTCAACGGTTATTCTGGCAATCTCCGGCTCCTCGATTGAAAAGATAGCAGACTCTTCTACTATCGCTCCAATTGCAGCCAGGGACGCACCCATTGCCCCGTCAGCTCCACATGCACCTGTTTCGATGCTTTCAATGCCGTGTATTCTATATTTTAAAGCCATTATTACCTCTCTTTATTACTCGGCTACCTGAGTATAAGTGTATGGAGACAAAGCTACTCCGGTTGCATTAACAGGCGTGCCAACTTCACAAGTGACTTCAATAACACCTGATTCTGAGTCGGTAAATGGAGCATTAAGTTTAGCATAAATTAAAGCCCTCGGGATTTGAATTAATGCTCTGCTTCCATCTACGTATTTACCTGTAATTTCAACCGATTGCCAGATTTTTGTGTTACTGTTTACCGGTGGTGTATAAACCTCCAAAGTTGCTTCTCCGCCAAAAATGGTCACCATGTTATCGACATTTAAGTCCCTGGTTGAGAAGATAAATTTCTTCATCCCACCATGGGCTATTGCGATGATATCCGGTTCATCTGTACCTTCAACGGTTATTCTGGCAATCTCCGGTTCCTCGACTGAAAAGATAGCAGACTCTTCCACTATCGCTCCAATTGCAGCCAGGGAAGCACCCATTGCCCCGTTAACACCGACGGCACCTAATTTTATAGTATCAATACCATGTATTCTATATTTCAACGCCATAATGTCCTCACTTTATGCGTAATCCTCGATATAGCATTCAAGCCTTATCGAGCAATAACTTGTATTTTTTCGTTCGTTATCATTAACAATTCCCTGGTCAATAATTTCCATTGATAGGAATTCACCCTTGGTTTTCTCGTAATCATTCACCAGCTTAATTAATGCTTTAGCAATTGAATCAAGAAATTCCTCTTGTGGCATTCCGTTTTCTGGAAAGTTCTGAGCAAAGGTATTTAAAAAAACTATTATTCTTTGAGTGTCCCCTGATAGGATAGATAAACACGAAATAACCAGATCATTCTTATTAGAATTTGACGGTCTTTTCTTACGGTAAATAGCTCCATCTAAAAGAGATGTAACGGTTACGTGGTCAAAGTAATCATAAAGAATACATAGCACATCAGATTCAGTTTTCATAAGCCTAAGCCTCTTTTGAGATCACTTAGTAATTTAGCAGCAGCCGGAACACTATTGGATATTACATCATACCCTTTTGATTCAACTGCTGCAGCGTATTGCATTCCGGCAAATCCGATTAATATTATTCCATTGGGATTAGCATTTACAACCTGATTTGCTATATCTTTGGCATGACTTACGCCCTCTGGTTTGCCTGTGATCTCTTCTTTCTTTATCTCACCATCAATTGCAATAACATATCCAATACTACTCCTGAGATTACCAGTCTGATCTTTATATGTCTGTGTACTGCGTGCCATATTGACGAACTTCTCACCAGTATAGCTCAGAACACTTATTGTTTTAGAAACAACCTCAGATTCAAAATTTGCAAGGTCTCTGTCAATATCTGAGGAAGTGAACAAAGCTGTTAATCCTTTTTTCATCTTAAACCACAATCTCGATATGTTTTTGAAAGATAATAAAGGATACAATTTTATGCTCAGATTTCTGGTCAAATTCGGTTACTCCCGAAACCGGGATTACTTTATCTCCGACCTTTACGGTATCTGATCCATCAAAGATTTTGCTAAAAATTCTCCACTTGGAAAGCATTGAATCCTCTTTATTCCCATCCTGATAATATTTATTAGAATGTTGTTGTATATTACAATCAACGTCAATCAAGGTAGAAGAAATTCCGGGTGTCCACTTACCAAGAATAAGTGAGCCGGAAGAAACATTAATTTGGATGGAATGAGGATATCTTTTTACCATATCGCTTTACCTGAAATTGTAGCATGTTTGATGCCCAACGTCTTTCTAATTTGCCTTGCTTGTGATAAGAGTATTTTGGCAGTCCATTTTGTAGCTGAATTGCCATCCTTGAATTCAGGTAACGCTGCCATTGCTTCATATAGGTCTGCACTGGCAGAAGCAACCTTATTCTTGTGACTTAAAGATGCGTAAGTATCAGAAGGGGTCAACCCATTATCCGCAAGCACCTTACTGAGTAGATTATCGTTCTCGTACTCAGTAAGGGATTGCAAAGCCTGTAAGATGGTCATAGCTTAATCGTCAAGTCCGTCTGCTTCTGGTGTATCAGTAGTGGAGAAACGATAGCAACGGTCAACGGTAGGCCATGTTGGGAAGGCGTTTACCATACCAACGGTATATTCGGCAACAGGGTCAGTTTCAGAATATTTCTGAACCAGAACTCGGTCTCTTTTGACCTGGGTTGCCTGTTTTGGTGGATTTGTTTCAGCAGCAATGGGACCGGATAATGTGTTACCCACATTTAAGAATGGCACGAATGTGACATACTTAGTAACCCAGCAATTGACAGATGAAATTGTTCCATCATCGTTTTCTATGTCGATATAAGAATCAACTAAAACTATCTGGGGGAGATCTTGGGCAAAAAGATAAGCATTGGTTTCTGCCAATGTTGGTTTTCGCCCGGCAGTAGTTGAGTTCAATACTGATTGAATGACTTCTGTGGTCTTTCTTGCTAAATGCCATGTGGCTCTCGTCATAAGAGCATATTTCAAGATTATTCCAGCGGTTAAGGCTGCCTCTGCAATAACCTCGATGTCGGTTAGCGGTTTGGGATTTCCAGCAGTTGCATTGTCCCATACCCTGGTAGCTGTTGCCGATTTGATCTTTCTCTTATTGGCTGCTGGCATTTGAAAGTCAATATTATCAGCGGTTATTACACCGTTGTTAGTTGATTTCGTCATGGCAACGTAACCCTGTGAGAACGCCTGTAAGACCAGCCACTCGATACGAGCAAGAACGCCATCAACGCAGAAATCCACATCCTCGAAAATGAAATCGAGAAGTTGAACATCTGAACCAGCAGCAGCCTGAGCCTTCAAGACATTATACGTGTTGAGATCACTTTCTTTCATCTTCCGCTTGATTCTAATCGGAGGAAGAGAACCAGTCAGCTTATTGACGGTCTTTCTGCTTTTCAATGGAGAGCTTGCATCGTAGGTGACAACATCAGCAGCAACCGGATTTCCCTTTGAGCCAATTAATGTCTCAAAGCTAAGAAAGGGAGTGTCCTTTAACGGGAAAAAGTTGGGGAACAAAAGGTCATTTCCAAACTGTCTCTCAAGCAGATAGGTAAGGAGGTTCTTTTTGTTAAGTTCAGCAATTAAGGTATATTCCATTATCCATCTCCCTATTAATCGAATCTAATCAGGTCTGTCAACGCTGTTTTCTGATCTGCGTGAACCGAATACGGAAGTATTGATTCATTAACAGTTCCACGAACAACGGCAGAGCCGGAAGGGTTAGCGATACTAACATCAATTTGGTTTGCAAGGATGCAGCTTGGAGAGTATAATGCAGTCAATCTTGCTGCTAATTCTACTCCATCAACCATGCGGTCAGAAGCGGTTACAAAAGCAACATCACCATCTGCGTTACCATCCCAACCATCACTTGTGAATGTCCAGTTTGTGAAATCTACTCCACCCAATACTTTCTGGGCAATGACTAAAGCCAAAATGGCAGAGACATTGTTTTTGGATGCTGTAGTATCGGCAAGTGAGATTGTCAGCGTTCTGGTTGTGATATTATAAGCAATTGCAAGTGTATCATTTCCTGCATCAGCTAATGTTACAGTTACGCCATTTGAACCACCCATCGGGTCGGCAATATCAAGAATCTGAGTTGCAGCAGCAGTCACCTGACAGGTTGAAGAGGTTGGTGCATTTGATGTCTCACTTGAACCCTGATAAACAACCAGATTGATAGGTACAGCGATAATAGCATCCAGTGTTGCCGTTAATGTCAAAGTATCATACAAAGCACTGGTTGTGGTATCAATTGCCGTAATTGCTGTTGAGACATCACCATTCGTAATGAAGTCACCAACAATAAACAGGTGATCTTTTGTCACCTTTAATTCTGTTCCACCAGCAGCCTCAGCCTCATAAACTTTTGCTGTTTTACAGGCATGGAACAGACCAGAAGTTGAACCATCCTCCGCAAGTAATACTCCTGCTTCCAGGAACTCAGTTGCAGTTGGAAGATCATCAACATCAAAGAGAACTCCACCCGGTATATCCTCAAGCACTGCTTTAAAGATAGGCGGGTAAACTACTCCCGAAGTCTTTACAATTTGCATGTTCATATTTTACTCCGTTATTACTAATTTTCTACCGACAATTGCATTGGCACTTCCACCAGGCATATTTTTTTCTTTAGCATAACTCAGAATTGATTCATTCTGAATATTACCTTTTTCTCCGGTTTTCACTCCCTCTGAACTAAGAAGTTTTTCGTCAATTAAGGTTTGCTTAAAGGTTGCAACTGATTTATCAATACTTTCCTGATCATCACCATCTACATGAATTGAACCCAAAAAAGATTCTGCTATTCCGGCAGTCTTTAATGATGCTTTTATCAATTCTGTTTTGGCTCCGGCTTGATCTTTTGAATTGTTATCAGCTACAGCTTTTTGAAGAGAAATTACAGTATCAGAAAGAGTTTTTGCCCATGCTGGCATCTTGCCATCTTCTGTGTCTGGGTCAGGTTTTGCAGGGTCTTCTTTTGGTGGGTCAGGTTTTGCCTTTTCATCAATAATCTTTTGTAATGCCTCTTTCTCTTTCCGACTTGTCTCAGCCTCGTTATTGGAGAGTTTCAACTTATCCAGCACCTTAGTTGCATCCGCAATAATGCTGTCTATCTCATCCGAGATCGCTTTTCTTTCATCATCGGTTTTTGCACTTAACAATTTAACTTTTAAGTCAGCCAACTTTTCAGTTAAAATCTTCATTTGAATCCTCACTTTGGTTTGAGTTTACTATCCAGTTTCTTATATTTTCGATGTTAAATAGAAAAAAGCCAAGTCTGATTATCCAATCAAAACTTGGCTTCATATTTTACGATAGCCATTAATTTCTATTCCACCCTGTACACGCTATTTAAATTCACAATGCAATTTCTGCAATTCTACATCCGGCAGTCAAGAACTTTTTAATTTGGCTTTGTGATCTTGCTACTGATTTTATGGTTTACTAATACCTGAGATTTGAGGGGAAGAGGGTAAGTATTCCCATTAATAACTTTAGTAATTGACACAAAATGTTTTGCCATAATTAGCTCCCGAAGATTTTACCTTCTGCTGCCGTAATACGTTCCGCTGGGTCTTCTCCGGCTGCTGCTTTGGTTAGAACCACTCTATATTCCCAATTGCCCTCTGTGAGAGTAGATAGGTCTGCTGCTGATAGAAAGAAATGTACATTGCCAGGGGTTACTCCTGATTCATAGGTGGTGAAAGTTCCTGCTTTATCTGCTATTACTACAATTGGTGTTGTTGCATTGAAATCATCTTTAATGGTGATTACAACTGCATCCCAATCATCCCCGGAAATTAGAGTATCATTTTCATCTGTGATATAGAAATAGAGGTCAAGGGTGTCTTCCAGGAAATAAACTATATTCTTATCTGATTCACATGACATTTTACTGCTCCTTTGTTATTAATTTAT